ATTCCAAACGTGCAAGGAAATACCCAAGGAGGCGAAGCTAATAAGCTACGGCCTTGACTTTGGATACTCCTCAGACCCAACCTCTTTGGTGCGGACGTATCTACTTGATGACAATATGTATGTCGATGAGTTGCTTTACCGCACGGGCATGACCAATCAAGACATCGCAAACGAGATGAAGGCCTTGGGGCTTGATAGGAGTAACGAGGTATTTGCCGATAGTGCCGAACCCAAGTCAATCGAGGAGATTTACCGCATGGGGTGGAACATAAAGCCAACTATCAAAGGATCGATTAACATCGGTATCGACATCATCCGAAGGTATAAGCTACACGCAACGGAGTCGAGTTTCAACCTCATTAAAGAGCTGAGAAATTACAAGTACATCGAGGATAAAAATGGTTTGCTAACTAACCGCCCCGTGGATAATTTTAATCATGCGCTGGACGCACTTAGGTACTCGGTAGTTAACAAGATTTCCAAGAGCCATTTGGGTCGCTATTCCTTCCGATAAAATACACAAACCAAACAAAATATATTTAGAGCTATGTGGGACAAACTATCAGTCGGTCAGTTTATAACCTTGTACGATATCGAGGTAAACGCTAACCTTAACATTATCGAGAAGCAACAAAAGATGCTTGCGGTAGTGGAGGGGAAAGACGAGAGCGAGTACGATGATTATAAGTACCGAGACCTCATGCACGAGTATGGGGAAAAGCTTTCTTTCTTTGATAACTTACCCGAGACAAAGCCCGTGGATTTCTTGCAAGTTGGGGCGAACCGATACAAGTTTTGTCACGAGATTAGCGAGATCACGGCGGGTCAATATATCGATATACTTGCCTTTAGCGGGGAGATAATGCAATTGAACAAGATTGCCGCTTGCTTCTTTCTACCGATGGAGGGTGACAAATACAAGGGCTACGGGGTGGTGCCTCATGACGTGGTTGCGGATGATTTGCTAAATGCAAAATTCCTTGATGTCTATGGGTGTATGCTTTTTTTTTGTCAACTATTCAACGAATTAATCAGCGATACAATAACCTCCTCCGTGGAGAACAAGGCTCTGGCGGAGAAAGCTCTCCGTTTATGGAACGTTGGGGGTGGGTATTTAGCACAAAACAAGTCGCAGATTTCAACAATATAAACGTCAACGAGGCGTATGATTTACGGGTGATTGAGTACTTAAACACCCTAGCTTATTTGAAGGATTACAACAAGCATAAGGATAACGAATATAAAAAATGGCAGTTGCAACAGAAGCTCAAGTAGCAAACTTGGTAATCGGGGGACGTAAACTCAAGGGAAGCGAATTTGTCGCAGCCGTTGAGGGTGCCTTGGTTAAAAACGTGACGGATGCCATGGAAAAGTTAGGCATTCAAATCGTTGACAATCTTGCCAAGTATTCGCCCGCTGATAGTGGGAGGCTTGCTTCTTCCTTCTCGGTTATTGGGGTGAAGGAAACTAAGACGGGGTACCGATTAGAGATTGCCGTGGGTGCTGATTATTCCGATTTTCAAGACAAAGGAGTAAGGGGGGTACAACACAACATTAAAAATAAAAAGACCTACCCAAACAAAGACGGAAAGCACTACCAATTTGAAACGTACTTTATGCCCGCCAAAGCCTTGATGGAATTAGAGGGTTGGATGAAACGCAAGAACATGGAGATAGAAGCCACCAACCTAATCGAGGGGCGTTCAATGCTTCCGCAAATATCAAGCTCGGCAAAACGCATGGCTTACTATATTAAAAAGTACGGAATCGAGGGCAAGCAATTCGTAAAGAAATCAATCGATGAGGCTACCCCGCAATTCAATATCGACATTCAAGAAATCGGGTTTAATTCCCTTACCTTAAAAATTAGCAAATGATAACTCTCGTTGAACCTTCAATCGACTACCTCCCAGCATTCAACCGAATCAACTACACGATAAGCAGCACGAACGCAAATCAGTCGGGCTTCAAATATGTGGTGCAAGTTTACAACGATGCGGATGAGTTAATCACTCAAGCCTTTTATGATTCACCCGCCAACCCTTCGGAACCCATAGAGTTTGACGTGTCTAAATTCGTTTCGGTAAACTTCAACTATCAAACGGGATTTTATCAAGTAGCTACCTCGGCAAGTAATACCAATACAATCAAAGGATACTATCTCAAATGTTACGAGTATTATGAGGTCGGTGGAGTCTTTATTATCGTGGAGGCTTCCGAGGTTATCAGCGAGACCAAGTATGCCTTGGCTATCTCTTTGCCTTTGCTCGAGCTAGACAATTGGTATGCGGACGTTAACAAATACACGGGCGCAAGTAATAGCGAATATAAGCCTTTGACCGATTGGTCTACAATTAAAGTTAGGGAGACCGATGCTCAAATCTTTGCCTTTATCAATACGGGGCTTTTGACAAATGTGGAGCTTTTGGTTACTGATACTGCGGGCACACCTTCTCAATACTTTATCACCCCATCGCCAGCGGCAAACCCTAGCGTGACATTTGTAAGGGTGACCCCAATGGATTACGATCCAAACGTGGCATCGATTGAACTCTTTGCCAATTGGAATAATGGGAGTGCAAGGCGTGCAAAGTTTGCGACAATATTCACCCAAGGATGCGGACGATTTGACCCGATGCGATTGGCCTACCTCAACAAGTACGGAACCTATGACTTCTTTAATTTTGACCTAGTAAGCAAGACCACATTTGACGTGGAGCGCAAAGGATACGAGCGCAATTATAGCGGGAGCATTTACGAGGGGAACGGGGTAGTGGTTAAAAATATTAATCCCGTTTATTACACGAAGGAAACGCAAAAGTGGAAGGTGATAAGTGACTATTTGAACGATGAACAGGCCGAGACCTTGCGAGAGCTTTACTCTTCGCCCCTAGTTTACATGAACTTGGTAAACGATAATTATATCAACTTCTCTTGGATACCCGTAAAGCCTACCGCGACCTCCTACGAGGTTAAAAGAACGGCAATAGATAAAGTATTCAATATAGAATTAGACCTCGAATTTGGGCTTATAAACCCCCGACAAGTAATATGAGCGCAAGACTATTTATAGAGGGCTACGAAGCCGATACACTTGGGGACATCGACGTTGAATTCACCTTTTCAGTTGCTGATATTACCGACATTGAGAGGAGAAATACTTCCTTTTCAAAGACTTTAACACTACCAAGCACGGGAAGGAATCAGCAAATCTTTGGTAACATCTTCGATATCTCGGTAGCGAATGACGTATTGCCAAACGTTCCGAACGTATTGCAGAACTTCAACCCAGCGAGGCAAGCAAAGGCGCAAATCTTTCTCGATAACGTCAAGATATTTGATGGCGTTTTGAGGCTCTCTAAGATTAACAACCTCGAGGGGGACATAGTGTATGAGGTAAACGTTTTCGGTCGCTTACGGGACATCCTAGATGCCTTGGGAGACAAGACTCTTGCACAACTTCCCTTCGATGATTACCACCACCTTTGGACTAGGGAAAATATTGAGGATTCGTGGGATAGATTTGAATGGGTTGAGGGTGGCGATAACTATGTTTACCCTTTGGTAGATTACGGGTACGGGGTACTTGATGGAGGAGTTAAAGTATACCCCATCAAAAACTTTAAACCAGCGGTATTTGTCACCGAGATACTAAAGCGCATATTTTCCGAGGCGGGCTTTTTAATTAAAGAGCCGAACTTCTTTGAATCTTTCTACTTCCGCAAGTTGCTTTTGGTAACGGCGGAGAAGAACATCACTCGAGAGGTCACCAAATTACTCGAGCAAACTACCAACGTTTTCTTTGATGATATAACCGATACCCCTTCCTTTGAGCATATCTTGACTTTTTTAAACGTGGAGAGCGAAGGCTTTGACGTAACGGGGGGCGATACCTTTACTTGGACAAGAACGCAGCCTTTGAACACGGGTGCCACATTCAATGCGAGAATATCCTTTGAGGCTCTTGGGGCTCCAACGAATAATACTTGGACGATTCAAATCACACGGGATGGGGTTCCCGTTTTATCCGATAACGTGGTAGTTGAGTTGAACTCGGTCGGTGCCTTATTCAATTGGGATGTCGAGATCGCTGGAGGTATTTCCCTAGCTTTAAACCAAGACTTTCAAGTCAAGTTGGTAGGCCAAGCAAACACGGGCTTTGATTTAAATACGAAAGTAATCATTCAGCAATTGGGAGTATTTGCTATCGGTAACACAGTCCCCACGGCGGTCGAGTTGGAAGAGGGCGATGAGATGCAAATCGGCTACACCTTGCCAAAGTCAATGAAGCAAAGGGATTTCTTGAAGTCAATCATTTCGATGTATAATTTATACATTACCCAAGACCGCTTGCAATCCAACGTTCTCGAGATAGTACCTTACAACGAGTTTTTCAAAGCGTTTAAAAATGAGGCTTTAGATTGGAGCGATAAGTTTGACCAAAGCCAAGAGATAACGATAACACCTTTGAGCGAATTGAGTGCGAAGGAGTACCGCCTTTTGTTTGACGATGACCAAGATTACTGGAGTACGTTTTACAAGACCAAGTTTAATAAGGTCTACGGGGAAAGCCGAGAGGTGGTGCCGAATGACTTTGTACTTGAGACTAAATCGGTCAAGGTAATATTTGGCGCACCCGTAATGAGAGAGGAAGAGCCTGGCCAAATCATGGTGCATTTATACAAGTTGGAAAACAATGTCAAGGTACCCGATAACTTCAAGCCCCGCATCGTTTACTTCGCCCCAAATCAAACCACTTTGACGCCTTGGCAAATTGACTACGAAGGCGGGAACGCTACTTATACAACGCTACCTTATGCGGGTCACTCG